GGTTCTTTTGAGGAATACCACCCAAACGGCGATAAAGTCGTAAAGATAGTAAGAGACGGATATGTTTCTGTTCTAAGAGATAGCCATGTTCATGTTGATGGTTATTGCGATGTAACTATAGACAAAGCACTGAAAATACTCGTCAATACAGACGAAATGAAAAGCACGGAATCAGAAGCAGTGAATTTTGATATTCATGTCATGAAAGGTGCAAATGTTAACATATACATCGAAAAGGGAAACCTTAATGTTAAATTGGATAAAGGAGATTCCAATATTCAATTAATGGATGGAGATGTGAATATTCGTCAAGATTGTGGTAACTACAATCATTTTATAAATGGCGATTACAATTTAGAATGTACTGGACATATGCATGTTGTCGTCGGAGAAGATCAAGTAACCGAAATCGGAAGGAACCGAGATGTTCGCATAGATGGACTGTTTGACAATCTTCAACTGACAAATGGCGAATCCGTGAAAGAGACACAACTTGAAGGTTCTTGTAGTACACTGGTAAAAGGTAGAACCAAGGAACAATACGAGAAAAAAGTCGAAAGACTCTATAATGGTAAAACTGTAGAAGGATTGTTGGAAAAGGGAGAAAGGTGCGAGAGAACATTCGAGCAAGAAATCGAGAAATTTGGAACAGCAACCAAGAAGATATCTGGTAATTTTTCTATAGAAGCAAAAAATTCTGTAATAAGAGCAACTGGTGATAATTTCTTACTATCGGATGGTAACGCGGGAGTCCAAGCGTATACAAACATATACATTGATGCTGGTATCTCAGAAACAAAAGGAATAAACAAAGATGCTGTCATGAGAATACACTCTCAAAACTTGTCTTACATTGGTGGTAAGAAAGCAACAAATATCTTTTCTAGAGATGCTTTGAGATTGTCTTCTCTCACAGACATAACACTGTTTGCTACCAACAAATTGTTCAAAAATAAAGAATTCGAAGATGGTGGTTCTTTTGTTTCTAACGAATTGGCACTAAGAACAGATGTAAAGAAGCCACAAGATCCTCTGTTACCTACAAAGTTCATTGATTGTCCGCCAGGAAAATGGATACCAACTAAACAAAGTACCAGATGTAAGTAATATAAATAAAACATATGAAAAAGACAATAAAAGCCGTAGATTTGGATTTCTCTTTCAGTTCACACCCAGTGACGGGAAATCTTATTTTAAAAAAGGGAAAAGATGCCATAAAGCAATCTGTTAAAACCCTGCTTTTGTTGAATATTTTCGAGAAACCATTCTCTACTATTTCTGGAAATGTAAAAAATAAATTATTTGAAAATTTCAATTATGTGATGGAAGAACAACTCAGAAACGATATTAGAAATCTACTTGAAACATATGAAACTAGAATAAGAACAGAGGATGTGACTGTAGATTATGATGATGTTGATTTATCAGTAACTGTTACATACACTATCATAGGAGAAGAGTCACAATCTGAGGATATCACCTTAGTTGTGTCCAGAAGCAGATGAAAACAAAAGACTTACGAGTAACAGAAATAGAGTTTGATCTAATCAAACAAAATCTCAAGAACTTCTTGAGATCCCAAGAGGAATTTACTGGATATAATTTTGAAGGGTCTGCTCTGAATATTCTTCTCGATATTCTTGCATACAACACATATTACCAAGCATTCTACAACAACATGACAGTCAATGAAATGTTCTTGGATAGTGCTTCCAAAAGATCATCCATCGTTTCTATTGCCAAACATTTTGCATACAGACCAAAAACAATAACATCATCCAGATGTCAAGTGGAAATAACAACCACAGACACAACCGAATCTTTCATTCCAAGAGGAACTAGAATCAGTGCAACCAAGAATAACGAAAGTTACAATTTTGTTGTCTTGGAAGATGTTAACCTAGTTCCATCTTCTTACGAAAATGGTATAGTCACAGAACTTACTTCCAATACAATAACAGTGGTTGAAGGATCTTTGAAGAAATATTCTTTTATAGCAGATACTTCAAACACCACTCAAAAGTTTGTTATTCCTTTCGATAGTGTAGATGCTTCTACTCTCAGAGTAACAGTTCAACCAGACATATCTGTTGCAGAAATGGAACAATATTACGAAGCAACAAATATAACAGAACTGACAGAAGAAAGCAAGATATACTTCTTGGAAGAAAATTCGGACGGATACTTGGAACTGATATTTGGTGATGGTATTCTAGGTAAAGGTCTTTCCTCTGGAAATGTCATAAGAATTGAGATATTGGAAAGTTCTGGAAAAGAAGCAAACGGAATCGGTATATCCAATTCTACCAATACATTTGGCGCACCAAGAACAGTAAGCGAAAGTACGGTCAGAGTCATCGTACCATCTTCTGGTGGATCAGACAGAGAAACAAAAGAATCCATAAGATTCAATACCACTAGAAACTATGTGACACAGGACAGAGCAGTTACCAAGGAAGACTATAGAAATATTCTTTTGAAAGACTTTTCTTTCATAGAGGATGTCATTTGTTGGGGTGGAGAAGAAAACGATCCCATACAGTATGGAAAGGTATTCATATCTGTAAAACCAAAAGAGGGAGTGTTTCTTTCCTCGGAAGAAAAAGCACTGATAATTCAGACTTTGACCCGAACCAGAAATGTAGTTGGTGTTTTGGTTGAATTTGTAGATCCAGAGGTTCTGTATCTCAATCTTACAGTAAATGTAAAAATAGATCCAATAAATCTACCTCAAGGTGTAAATCAACTTGTTTCTGACATAAAAACATCCATATATGAATTCACAGATGTTAATCTAAACAAGTTTGATAAAGACTTCTATGCTACGGAATTGTCTACTGAAATACAATCAATTGATGATAACATAATAAGCAACGACATTCTTATAAGCATAGAAAAAAGATTTGTTCCATTATTCGATCAAAAAGCACATAACTATACTTTGAAATACAACAACAAGTTATATCACCCACAAGATGGATATAAGAGCATACTTTCAACAAATGTATTCGGATATTTGGATAGAAACGGAACAGACAGAGATTGTGAACTGGAAGACGATGGTAACGGAAAGATTAAATTATTCTACAGAGAAGGTTCCAACAAAGTAGTCATAAGTTCAAACATAGGAACAATTGATTATAATAATGGAATCATAAATCTTAAAAATTTCAAACCAACTTCTCTCATAAATGATTTCCCTATAAGTCTTTTCTGCATTCCAGATGAAATCGACATCATAGCAAAGCAAAAAATGTTCTTAATTCATGAAAACCCAAGTGCAATTTCTCTAGTAGTAAACGCAACACAAGTACCATATAAAAACAGATGATTACAATAAAGAGTCCATTTCAAGATTCAACGATATACTCTGACAAAGTGTATGTCGATTATTCTGTATCAGAAAACTCTAAATTTACAGATAAAGTGGTATTTGTTCTTGATGGAGTGAAGCAGGAAAAAATCGAACTTAGTGGCGTCTTTACATACGACAATTTAACCGAAGGTTCTCATCTTCTCAGAGTATATCTTGTCAACAAATTCAATAAGATAATAGTTGGTTCTGAAAAGAAAATAAAATTCGATGTAAATCTAGATGTAATCTATCTGAAGAACAGACTATCAGACACCATAGAATCAAGAATACCAAGTTTCATTCGTGAAGACTATTCTACATTTGTAACTTTTATAGAAAAATACTATAAGTTCTTGGAGCAAAGTAATGAGCCATCTAAGGTTCCTTTTGCTCAGGCAGAATTCAAAGATGTTGATTTCACACCACAAATTCTGTTAGACAAATTCAAGAAGTTGTTCATACCAGATTTTCCAGAGCAACTTGCTGTTGATAGACAAACTGGCAAACCACTCAATCTAAAAACTCTCATAAAGAGAGCAAAACAATTCTATCAATCAAAAGGAACAGAGAAATCATACGATTTCCTATTCCGTGTTCTGTTTGATACTGATGTCGAGATATTCTATCCAAGAACAAAGATGATGATCGTATCTGGTGGTCTTTGGGTAGAGAGAAAGACATTAAAAGTTTTAGTAAACGACACAGATAGAGCAAGAGCATTGGTAGGAAAAATCATCTACCAAAGAGATGTAAATGGTTTGAAAATAAACAGAGCAAGAGTGAAGTCGTGCCAGATATACATGCAAAGTCCATACAAAGTGGCTGAATTTGAGATTGATGAGATAAATGGTACATTTCAATACGGTAAGATATATTCTGATGTCGTATATCAGGACGCAGAAGAAACGATAGAGTTTTCACTCAGAAGAGGTATTAGCACCATAAACATAACTTCTGGTGGTGAAAATTACAAAATTGGCGACATCATAAGATTGTCATCAGTAAACAATGGATATGGAGTAGGTTATACCGCAAGAGTTCTTGAAATTGATCAAAATGGAGCAATAACAAAACTACAAACAGTCAATTTTGGTTTTAATTATGAACAAAACCCAATAGGACTATATGATGTGCAAGTAACTACTGTGGGTGGAACTGGTTTTGACGGTGTTCCCGAAAGTACCGTTTTATGTGAATATGCAGGATACTATAAGAACAGCAATAGTGTTCTGGGTGCAGATAACTACATTCAAGATAATTATTACTATCAAACCCATTCTTATGAGTTGAAATCAGACATACCAAAAGAGTCTTATGAAGACATAGTGAAAAGAATGGTACATCCAGCGGGTTATTTACTGTTCGGTGAATTAATTTTAAAACCAAAGATAATAGTACAACCAACAACATTCGAAAATGTTTCCATACTTGTCAGTAACTTCATAGGAAATTATCTCCCTTATACGCTACAATCTGTAGTTAATTTAAGAGATCAAAATAACGATTTATTCCCTGAAGGGTTTAATCCTCAACAGCCTATTCCTCCACAAACAGGAGTTGGGGAATTTGTTCATGATTCGTCCGACAATCCAATAAAAAATAGTGTCGCTAGAGCATTTTATTCTAGTGACAGAACACTCCCAGAGGTGTCTGATATAGATTTTAAAAATAAATATTGGGTAGTTTTTCCACACCCCGCAACCGATCTAAATACAAATGAAACTGTTGAGTCTTTTTTAGATTTTACTATAGCAGATATGGCAATTTATCAAAATAATGTAACTATAGGGGATAATTTCTGATGTCAGATATAATATCTTATTCTTTAAGATCTACTTTTGCTAAAGAATTTTATCAAAGTTTAACTGATCCAAATTCCGATGATAGTTATTACATGTTTTTTGGTAGAAGTAAACCTTGGGACGGTGATGTTCCTGCTGTAGTTGATACTATAAAAGAGCAAAACGAAGCAAAACGAAACATTCTATTTTATCAGAAAATAATACCCTCTGATGTATCTTTAGTTGCACCCAGATATAATTGGCAATCTGGTATAGTTTATGATCAATATGAAGATGATGTTTCTTTATGGTCTGAAGGTAGAAAATTCTATGTTTTGGTAGAAGATGTAGACGATTACAGAGTTTATATTTGTTTATCAAATAACTCTGGTGAACCATCCACTTCTGTACCAAATGGTGAAAGTGTTGAGGAAATTTATACATCGGATGGATATATTTGGAAATACATGTATACTTTCACCAACGAAATGAAATCCTTTCTGACTAATGATTTCATTCCTGTATTGATTTTAGATAAATTATCTTACAGCGATTCTAGAGCGTTGGCTTTAAATGTTAAGGCAAACGCAACAAATGGAATGTTGGAAAAAATAACAATAAATTCTTCTGGAGATTCTTTCCAAGATTTGGTTAATCACCAATTCACCGATTCTGAATATAAAGTAACAACTGTAAATAGTTTGTCTTTTACTGCCAGTCTTAGATCGCAGATGTCAAGCACAACTGGTTACTATAACACTAATTATATTGTTTATTTTGAAAATGGTAACATAGGAACTGTAGACACATACATCAATAATGGGGATGGAACTGTCACCATAACTTTGTGTGAATTGTATCCAGGCTCACCAGAAATAGCAGTGGAAGATGTGTTTTCCATAATACCGAAAGTGAACATAAAGGGTAACGGAACGGGTGCTATAGCAGTTCCTATTTTTGATTCCAACAATAATCTAATTGACATCAATCTAATCAGTGGAGGACAAAATTATAATTTTGCGGAATCTTATTTCTTAACAAACACAGAAGCATCTATATCACCAGTAATACCACCAGACGGTGGATTTGGGTTCTATTTTGCTGGAGAAATCAAACCAACAAATATTCTTATAAGAAAAGAAGTTTCTTTTGGTTCTATACCTGACGATCAAGAAAAATATTTTGGTGCAGGATCTTACATAAGACAAATAGGTATAGTTAAAAATGTAGTTTCCAATGAAGGTGAATCAGTAGACCAGCAAACAGAACAATATGACATGGTACTTAAGTATGGAGGAGTTGTAGAAGGAACAAATTATTATTCATTTTTTAATGATTCTTTTTCTCTTCCCGCTTTTAGAACCAAAACACTTATTTCTGGATCTAACAATAGTTTAGATGTTTTTTTTGAAGCAGGATATACTTATAGAGCAAAGGATGTTTCTGTCCCACCAAATATATGGGAAGGAAAATATATTGAAAAAATTGGTAATTATTATATTTTTGCTCAAACTAGTGTATCTGGTCAACTGAGCACTACTAATGTTACAACTATAGAGAATGTAGAGAAACAAACTAGTTCAGCAATAAATAATTTTGATAGATATCTTGGTTATTTTGATTTAAATATTAAAAATAATATACAACAAACAGATGTTTATTTGACTATAAGTAATTTTGATAATTCTACTGGTTTTTTATATGGTGCTTTTAACCAAGTCTATCCCCCATCTCCTGTGTTTTTTGAAGTAAATGATGTAATAAATGTACCAGATATCGGAAAATTCAGAATAACAGAAATAATAAGACCTGGGTTTTCTTCTGTGGCTCCCTTTGTAGGTACTGCATTACCTCAGGGTAAAACAGGAACAACATTTAAAGTATCAATTATCAATATACTGGATAGTTTTTTAGACTATAATTATATTACAGATGCACCAAATACATTACCTACTCCTTTTGAATTTATAGAAAATATAACAAAAGGTTTTTCTTTGGATTTGCTTGCAATGGGTAATTTCTTTTTTTCTGGTCCTCAAAATTATATTTTCTTCAAAGATAAAGTAAGTTATAATGAAGTTGCTTTTAATTCTTCTTTGATTTCTTTTTCACAACCATCTACAGCACCAACCACCGCACCAACACATATATTAGGAAACGATAGTCTTGCTGCTGCTACTATAGAGTCTTTGACAGTCGATCCAGTTAATAATGACAAAATTAATTTAAAAATAAGTCGTCCAACTGATGATTTTGAACAAGCAGTTGTCAGCAATGGTAGTGTTATTTCTGGTGAAAGTGTTTCTCTATTAAAAGCAACACCACGATCTTTTACTCGTTCTTTAGAGAAAGTCGGAAATACCGACACTCTTTATGTTTTGTCTGAGAATTTTGATATTTCAAATCCAGCAAACATTCCTACTACTATAACATCTTCCGTTGTTTCTAAAATTACGGTAAAAAGAACAGGTAATACTGTTTTGAATAATAATATAATTCCCGTAGGATCTTATATTTTTAGAGAAGGAACAGATCTAGTAGATGATGCTGCCGCATATGTTGTCTCGGTTGATGAAAAAACTATTAGTGGATCAGATTCGTTTATGAACATATATGTTCAAATGGAAAAAGGATCTTTTTCAGTAAATGATGTGATAAAATGTGTACAAGATCCATTTACTAAAAATGTTTCTCTTTTCAATGCTCTGTGTGCTGGTAATAGTGGAGTGAATATCACTGTATCAGATACGGAAAAAAGATATAACAATATTTTCTTAAATAAATATTCTGGCGAAGTGCTACATATTCAGAACACAGCAAACCCAATACAATTATCAACTGATAGTAATTTTACCACCAGAATTCTTCTGGGATTCTGAACGGAGCAATAGATGACTTTCAAGAACCCTGACATTTTATCAAATGCACCATATTATGAT